TTAAAACGTAAATCTTCAATAAAAACTGATTTACAATTGAATTGTTTTGCTAATTTAGATATTGATTTACTTATCTCAAATGTTTCAAACTTTAATTTGTTTTGAAAATATTTCATTCTACTTGAGTTTGAACTTAATTTTTCATTTAAAATCTTGTTAAAAATTGGTTTTAAGCTAAATTCTTGAGTATAAATAACATTTTCATTTTCTAAAATAGAAATTCCAATAGTATCTGGATTTAAATCAATACCCAAGTATCTGTTTTCATTTAAATTTCTAACTTTTTCATTTTTAAATTCTTCAAAACTTATATAGATATATTCTAAATCAAGCCTAATTGAATAAGTATAGCCTTTTTGATTAGATTTAACTTCATTAAGTTGTTGAAGCTTAAATAATTCATTCTTTATATTATTTCTTAATTTAGGCAATTTTAGTTCAATGTGCTTGTTCCTATTTAATTTAAAGATGATCTGATTATTTTCAATTATATCTAATTTAAATGAGCGGTTTCCTTGCTTAAGTTCTTCACCTTGAATATTAACGGGAATTAGTCTTTTAAGTTCATACTCATCCTTTAATATTTTACTCTTGCATCTTAAAATGAAATTCTTTTTTCCTCCAAATATAACTTTTTCACCTTTAAATATTGTATGAATAGCTTTAGCATCTTTAATTGCACATTGAATTAACCAAGAGTTTAACAAATCAATGTTATTTAATGATTTAGTTAAATATCTAATTTCTTTTTCTGTTTTATTTTCAAGAAAACGATTATAACTATACCTAGCAGCAGATGAATATTGTTTAAATATAGGTGTTAAATTTTCGGATGATTTATATGGAAGTTTAATCGTTTTCATTTTGCTCTTGTAACACTTTTTTTATAACCAGTAAAAATAAACATTATTAACTATTTTATATTTTAATGAACCTTTCTTACGTCTTTCATATAATACTTGATTTGATAAACCAAGTATTTTTTAAATTCTTTAGATTTTACCCACATAAAATAATCCTTTTACTATATAAATTAAGGAAAATTATTTTTTTTATGATTTTTATGTTAAATTATTCTTAATTTTTAATAATAATCTTCAAAATATTTTTTTAATTGTTTATCATAATCAGATCTTATTATTTCTGAAATTGAATTTGGAAGTTTATTTGACAATTCATCTGGAAAATAATGCCCCACTTTTTTATAAAAAATATTTTTATCAAATTTACCAACACCTAATGAACGTAAATCTAATAGTTTTTTGGCATAAATATATAATTTAAGTATCTTATTTGGATTTCCATTGGCTAATTTTAATGCATAATTATAAACAATTGTAAGATAAATATAATTATTTTTATCAAAATTTATGGCATTTGATTCATTATCATTTACAAAATATGCAATTCCTGGTAATTCTGTCAACACTCGTTCAAATAAATATTCTGATATTACATTATTAATAATTTCATTTAAATTCATATTTAATTACTTTAAAATAAATACATATCAAACAAAACAATATTAGAATTATAGCAATAAAATTATTTTATAATCCCCATTAATTTTAACCCAGCATATCCAACTGCATATGAATCTGACATATCAAAACACATATCTTTTGGATTTTTCCCATCCTTTTTATAAAACCATTCTATTTGAGGTTCTAACTTAGACACTTTTTCCCAAATATATAGTTTTTTATCTTTTATGTATTTTTTGGGAAATGACAACGTTTCCTTTTTCTCTCCTATTTTATTATATGTTGTTTTTACTAATTCAGGACAAAATAATTTTCTTGAATCATACACACTTATTTTCATAGGATATATTCCAAATATTTGATATAAAATATATCTACAAATACCATTAAAGCCAAATAATAAAGAATTTGTTGTTGGATTATTACTTCCACCAAGCGGTTCTTCAACAATAATATGTGATAATTCACCATTAAGATCATTAAAAATATGTTCTTTATAATTTAACACAAAATTTCTAAAAACCTCTGCTTTATGTATATCTCTATTATCGACAGAAATTTCTTTATTTATTTTTAATTCAAGATGTTTTAATTCAATAAGTTTACCATTAATACTCCACAAAGCAAAACCAATATTTGTTGTACTAATATCCAAAGACCATATATATTTTTCCATTTATGCTTTATTTATTTTAACTATTATTTTTCATTTATAACTTCACTATATTCATTCTTCAATCCATTAATTAATTCCTGCATTTTATCAGGATCATGTAAATATAATTTAATCAAATCTTCAATAACACCACCAATTTTTAAATTTTTGATTTTACAGAGATTTTTAAACTTTGAATGTAACTCACCGTTCACTATTATTGATTTTAATTTGGTATCGGTAACAGAAATAATTTCTTTCATATTATTAAAAATAAAATATCAATATAATTTATAATAAATACTAATAAATTATAAAAATTTATAGAAAGTTATTAAAAAATAACAAAAACTGATTTTTATAAGATGGAGCGTAAAACCCACCCATCGTTTTTACGTGGGTGGGTAGTTCACTTGGAATATAAATAAGAGTTTAATTTTTTACGAATTATATCTTGATTTGAAAATGCATATATTTCATATTTTCTTTTATTATAAGGTACTTTTGAGAAATATATTGTATCTCCCTTATATACAGTTTTAAAATTATCAATAGGAATCAAATCCCCGCATTCCATTTGATACAAATGAATTAATTCATGAGATAATATATCTTCTATTGATAATGATAAATTATTTTTTTTAATAAAAATTTCATACGAATGTTTTTTATAGGGTAATTTGCTTATAAATCCAATCAATTCATAACCACTATCATTATATGTATTTGGAGCATAATATATATTAACATTCATTGTATCATAATGATAAATTTTATTTAAAATTATCATTACCATTGTATCTGCATACCAATAATTTGTGTGATTTTCAACCACAATTGTTGATGGAAATTCATACCGATTCACATTTGCTTTCCTATGCCTATTAATAATAATTGAAATAACAATTCCTAATATAATTAGAACTATTACAATAAAAATATAAATCCAATTTTTTTTCATAATTAAAAATCAATTGCAAATGATATTGTTCTTGTTATTGATGAATTTTTAATTATTGGATTGTTCAATTTACCAATTGCAACTAAATTTTTATCTTTATCATAGATACCTATTTCTGAAATTGCAACCGATGACACACCATCCCATGTGGGATTTGTTGTTGAATTAAATTCACCCAACGACAAATTTACAGAAATATCTGTTGTGTAAATATCTGCCTTAATATCAGTATCTACAACACCAAAAAAATAAACCTCATCGCCAAAGCGTAATCTATCTACTTCTGTTTTATTAGGATAATCTAAATAATCTAAATTATAAGAAATAAATTCACTTGTATTATAATTAAGCAGTGGTATTTCAAATACCACACCAACCATATCTGCCGGAGATATTAATTTAGTTGTTCCACTAGGATATCCAATAATTTGATATGTCAATTCATATGATTTCCACTCTGATGGATTTGGTTTAACTTCAGATAAATCATTAACATTATCATATTGAACTAATTGTACCAATGCAAATAATTTGTGTGCCGTATATCCTGTAACTGCATTATTATTTGGATTTAAAAATTTAAAATCATTAATATCCAAAAATTGAAGTCTTATCGTTTCAATAAAAGGATTTGTTTCGTTCAATTCAATCCTTTTAATATAATTGCAATGAATTGAACTGGAATAGCCACTTAATGATTGAAAATAATATGTTATAAATAATGTATTACCTTTCATTTTTATAATGTTTTGTTAATATTTACTTTAAAATAATAATCAATTGTATTATTATAATTAGACAATTCAATAACACCTGATTCTGATGGATTGATATATATCATTGAACCAGACATAATTAAAGTATCATCATTTAAATTCCGTATTTCAATTGAAACTTTAATACTATTAATTTCATTATTTTGTATTGTAACTTTATATCCAGTGTCTGTAACACCCACCAATGTATGTGATGGCATCATAGGAGAAATTGATTGCCAACCACCTGATGTTGAATGACGATATTGTCTTGATAATACAATTACATTCAAATCATCATAATTAACCGGATATTTCCACATAACTACGGGAGATGTAGGTGGACATGATATATCAGATAATGCAGTTATTCCTGCATAATAATTAGGAAGAGTCCAATTTCTATTAGACTTATATGACATTGCAAATAAAAGTTCCTGATCTTCTATTACAAATAATTTTAATGATGTAAAAATTTTACCGACAATATTACCATTTTCATCTGCCAAATCATAATATTCCGTATCTAATGAAGAACTTCCCGTACTTGTTAATAATTTTGGTGTTCCATATGCGCTTAATGTAATTCCCATTGTCTTACCCGTTGATTTATGCCACATTATTGTGGGAATTTTTAATTTAGGTGTATTCAAATAAAATCCCTCTGCATACACATTTGCCGGAGATGAATTTGTATAATGAATAACACCCAATTTTTTATATATAGGTTTATGATTTTGAATATATGATAAAAATCCACCATATAACCTACTATTAAATTGAGTATATTTTATATTATCAATTTTTACTCCAGCAATTTCTTCAGTATAAATTATTGACATATTCCAAAATGGGAATACTATGGTGGGACATTGACTATTTTGCAAAAACGATAAAACACTTTCATTTAAATAATCTGTGGATGACATCATAAAAGATGTATTACCACTATAATTTATTATATTGTAATATACTAACGCACCAGCATATATATTACTAATGAATAATCCGCTAAAATTAGGTAATTCCCTATCAACTTCAATAACTAAATTATTTGATGCAAGTGAACCTGAAATTTTCTTTTCTATTTTATAAAATAAATATGGCGTAGGTAATGTTCTTTGTAAAGTATATCCTGTACTATCAAAACCAAACGTCCATTTTATTAACAAAAAATCCCCAACTGCCGGTTCTTCTGTGCTTATTCCATAATTAGGCGCTTTTAATAATGTTAATTGTTTGCCACCATTAACATTACCAATATTAACCATTGCGTCAGGTTGCTTAACATGATTTGAATCAACAATAAACGTTGCTTGTGTATCTGTTATATTCGTAAAAAATCCAATTGAATTAACTGTATTCGATACCTCCATAGATATTGAAGGAACAGTTGAAATTTCATTATATGGATCACCAGAAACTGTTTTTGTTATAAAAGATAATAACTTACTATTTTTATCTACAGGTCTTAATATACCTAAATTATATGCGCTAAATTCAGAATCATCTTCTTCTATTTTTGAAATGAAATCATAATCAATTTCACTATCACCAATAGCAAAATATTTAAAATTTAATTCACCCTTTGATAAAAGTTCCCTTCCTTTGGAAGTTAATTTAATATTAATAACAACAGGGTCTCTCTTTTCAATAAATGCCATTTTAATATTTTAATTATAAATACTATTGTTTTAATTATTTAGTATGTTAAAAAACAAATTATACCCAATATCAAAAATAACTAAACAAAAAAATTCTGTTTCTCCGTTAAGAAGTACATACTTTACTGCAAATTCTCGATGTTCCAATAGCAGCACCACCAACAATTGGATTCACCGAATAAATAGAAATTTGTGCACTAGAACAAAGAGGTTTTGCTGTATTTACACTATATGCTTTAATACAACTACAAAAACTATCATCATATTCAATTGTAGTGGTATATGATGGATTTTGACAAGTATTCGCAGGAATAACACAACAAAAGACTTGACTGGCATTGCAAAATAGTTGAATACTTGCCCATGAACCCGAATCTTCTTGTATTGTTCCAAGACTCATTTGAAATGTAATTGAATAACACTCTCCATTTGATAAAGGTGGTGTTGCCGAAATATAATCAAATGAACAAACATCTTGACCTCCACTATTAGTACAATTATAGTTACATAAATTAATATAATTAACTTGTTTTGTAAGAAAAGATTTTATATTACCATAACCAATACCCGCACTATTTTTTGCAAAAGCTCTAAAATATGTCATTGTATTAGGTGCCAATCCATTCGTCATTCCAGAATAATGTGTACCATTAGAAATTGAACCGATAGTCGAGTTTTTATGTACTATTGATGGAACATTTTCATATATTAATTTACTACTATCGCTATTATGCGTAAATAATATACCATATTCAGATATTGGTGAATTATTGCAATTACTCATTATATTATCAACAATAATTGCACTTGATGTTGTAATTGTTGATGCAGACACATTTCCAGTAATTACTGACGGCGGATAAGAGATTATTGGTGCAGTATATCCAGTTAAAACATTTCCATAATATTCAGTACCATTAATAATAGCATATGCTCTGTATTCGTATATTCTATTTGCAGATAAAGAACTAATATTCATATTATATTTTCCCGTAGGAAGTGGACCTGGAGATAATGATGTTGTTTCCCATTCTCCAGGTACAGGACATATATACATTCCCATTTTATATATTTTTTATTTTATTATAATTTTTAATAACATATTCATGGACTCCAACTACCTATTACTCTATATTGCATACCATAATAATCTACATCAGAACCACATTGATTTGGATTCACAATACCACCCGTATTACATAACTGATTTTGAGTTATGAGTGTAGCTACACATGTAGATAATGTAATAACAATTGGTTGTGGTTGTGTTGTAGTATATTTCGAATCACCAGTATAACCATACATGCCCGATTTAACAAATGCTCTATATTCATATTCTGTATTATAATCTAAATTATTAAGAATCGTTGTATAATTATTAACGCATAAAGAACCAAACGATGAATTTTTACACCAATCAATATAAGAACTTTTTCTATACATAATACCATATTCGGTTAATGCATCATATCCTATTATATTATATCCACCAGTAATTATACTGCTACTTCCTGTTGTCGTTCCAGTAACACCTTGAACTGTATCAACATGCAATGTTAATGGTGAAGACAATGCAATTACAAATTCACTACCATCATTACCCAAATATTCTATCATCTTCATTCCTCTAATATCATATCCATTTATAGTATTACCAGAATATAAATTAACGCCTCTTTTATATGTAAATTTTTGTCTTGTAAACACACTATTTCTAATTAGCATTCCTCCTCTTTTCAATATTATTGTAGATGATAATAATTGATCAATAAACCTTTGGAAAAATGCATTATATTTACTTAAAAACGAATATAAATTTTCAAACGTATAACCATTAGATAACAATGGATTGTTAGGATCTAAATGTGACCTTTTTAAATATTGAATATAAACATTAAGTAAAGTTGGATACCATCCACCCTTAAAATCGGTAACCGTTTTTCTATTTCTTGCATTGATTAATCTTCTTTGAATTAATTCAACAAATTCAAGAAATGATAGTTGACTTATATCGCCAACACCAAAAATATCTTCAACTATTGGATTGTAGTATTCAACACCACCAACCAAATAATATGCACTAATTACACTACCATATCTAATGTTTGATGATAAAAACAATTCATATGGATTTGAAACGTTAATTGAATAATCAATATTTGGTTCAAGTCCAATCCCATCAATAAGTAATTTAACTTCATTAGCACTATTTACTTTATAATTTAATTTATACACATATTTACCTGCAAATGAATTATAATATAATTTACTTGTATTTAAACTATCTACACGATATATTTCATTTCTGGCATTTATGGTAGTATTTCCAGTAACAGTAATATATGCCACCTGAACAAATCTTTCTTCAGGTGGAAGCATGTTAAAATATGAAATAAATTCAGGATTTTGTATTATAATTTGATTTGGATTATTAGAATCAATTATATAATCAGCACTAAATTGAGGTGTTCCTTTGGTCAATGCAATTCCATTTATAGTTAACTGAATATCCCCACTTGCCGGTGAAGGTAATTGAATTGTTGTACCAACCATATTCGGATTTACCCTCGTTACCATATATTGTACTGTTATACCAGTAATTGGACTTGTCGATGCTGAATACACATAAGTTGCAGTTATCACATCTCTTCTGTTCGAATTATTATATGCAAACAATCCTGGTTTTAATATAAAACTATTTCCACTTATTGTATAATCCGCATATGTTGTTTCTTGATATATACCGCCACTATCATATTCTTTTGGCGCATTCAATAGCATCCCATTATATCGAACTTCCCAATCACCTTGTAATTTTGATGTCATTACTGGTAAAATAAACGTATTTTGAGCTGCACTTACACCCAAAGATATATTTACAAATTTAAACGGAATAGTATATCCAGTAGAATTTGCAGGAAAATCAGTTGTTTTAATATAATCAAAAACATCATATTCTACACCTCTTGCAGTATCAAGTGCTATATCAACTTCTTTTGTGTTTAACACAAGCTTGCTATCTTCCTGATAATATTGTGGCGTATTTTCACTAATTCTTATGGTAGAACCTGTTTGTACCCATGATTTTTTGTTATCAACAATTGGTTTTAATTCAAATCCAACCTTTCTAAAAACATCCATATATGCTTGACCACTATCGGTATTGCCAGATACTTGAAAATAAAAATCATTATTTTCTTTGGGTGCTACCGGATAACCATCTTCATCATATGGTAACGTTTCACAAGGTAAATCATTCAATACCACAGGTACCGTATTTGGATTTATTTTACCATTAACTGTATATACATATTCGGTAATATTAATAAATGGTTCAGGAATACCAATCAATAAAAATATTGATTTTATTGCTTCTCTAGTTCCCTTTGATTTCCAAAAATAATTTGTATTAATTAAAATTCTTCTCCAAAGTTCAATATCAATTTCAGATGGCATTAAATCGGTATTTAAATTTCTTTCAGTGTCATCAATTGCAAAAAAACTTTCAACCAATTCTTTTTCATTGACAAGTGAAAAATAATTCCATCCTAACGTTTTCGCTAAATTTTTTATTAATTGATCAGGTATATTGTTTATTTTATCATATGTAATCTTGTTTATATTAACAAGTGAATCAATAAATTTGCGTATTTCATCAAACTCTCTCCCATAAATTCTAAGTAATTTTGTCATCTTACTTTCTTGAGTAAGATCATACATTTTAATTGATGCTGGAGTTAAAAATCTTGCAATTAAATCAGTTTTTATTGCATCGTATTTACTACCAATATTCAAAACACTTGTTAAAAAATTTCTATAACTTGGTATGTCAATATCAATATTATATCCATCACTTGTAGTCCATAATAAATTATTGTTCACATAATTTATCGTTCCATCATCAAGCAATGTTGGATTTTTTAATATAAATCTAAACCCATCAGTTCCATCTCTATTTGATAATATATATTTTTGATAATCACTAAGTAAACCTCTGAATTTTTCAAAAACATAATTATTTGGTCTTATATGAAAATTAACTTTATAAGAATAACCACTAAAAATTTCATTAGGAAATGGATTACCACTTACCTTTAATAATATTTTATTTGTATTGGGTCTTAAATTATTTTTAGTAAATCCAGTAAATCCAATAATTGAAAAAGAATTACCTGTTGGATTTATTTTAGTCCAAACAATATATTTATCATAAGATAAGTTTAAATTCTTTAATTCATTATTATCAATAACAGTTATATTTCCTTCATTAAATATTAAACCAAATTTATTTGTAATATATTCAATAGGTACTGAAAATGTAGATGTATTTGTTGAACTATCATAATAATAATCAGAATATGTTATATTTCCGCCTACGTCTATTTGTGAATCTAAATATAAACTTCCCGGATAAGAAAGAATTATATTTTCAATATTTAATCTTAAAAATTCATATGCAGAACCAAATCTAACAAAGGTGTTTAAATCACTTTTATTTAAATTTAATACCGCATTTGTTGTATATAAATGAATATATTCTGATTCTTCATCAGATAAATTCATCGTTTCTAATGTTATAGGTTGAACAAAAGAATTTAATTTTCTTGTATAATCAACAGGAATATAACCATCGAAATTTGATGTTACGGTAAATTTACCAAATGAAAAAATGGTTTCAGATGTAATATTATTAAAATACAAACCATTTAAATTAGAATCCAGTTTGGTATTAACTACTTTTACTTTTGCCACAAGCTAAATATTTAATAATAAATACATGAACAAAAAAAATCCCAATAATTTTTATTTAGATTTTTCTTTTAATGCTTCAATCTACGCATCCTCTTGCTGAACTATACAGAATTATGCTAATTTAATTGTAACTCAATTTAATCAGGACTGATTATATCATTAAAATTTTGCGTTTCATCTATATTAGTACGTTTTTCTTTAACTTCATATAATGGAACATCAGTAACATCGTCCTTAATTTCATATAAATTAAATTGTTTAGTAATTACTCTATTTTTATCATAATGAGTTAAAATACCTTTTTGAACATCCTTGACTTGTTCACCAGCAACAATATCTGCAATAGTATCTATCGTATTTTCAACTAATTCAATTTCAATTGTAAGCGGTTTAAAATATGTGTTTGATAATATAATTGTTTGATTACGAATACCAATAAATGGTAATGCATTAGGTTTTACATCAGATGAACTACTCGGAGTGAGTTGTAAAAATATTAAAGTTCCAGCATCATCAAAACGATATCTTATTGCTCTTTGTGTGGTATTACCCACATTTTCACTAATAGGCGAAACTTTATTTGATGTTACAACATAACGAACCACATTTCTTAACTTTTTCCCATCAGTATTTACATATTCAATTCTATATCCCTGTAATGCATTATTTGATTTTAACTTTTCGGGTAAATCATTTACATTGATCACTAAACCTCTTACTGTTGGCAATGCAGATAATACACCACAATCAACAATTTTTAAAGATATTATTTTTGGCTTTATATAAATTGTATATATACCTAATTGATTAAATATTGATGCCGGAAGTCTTAAATTATACAAACCTTCTAATAAATTTTCAGTATATCCTGTTATATTTCTATCATTTACAGGCAAATAACATTCTTCTAAAACATCATTTGCATTTAAACTAATCATTTCATTATTATTAGTTTCTCTGTTTGGTGTATAATTATAATACACACTAATATCATCTAAGCTAACATCAGAAGGTCTTGTTATTCCATAAGTTCCAACTGCCATATTATTTATGAATTTTTTACAATATTATAATATTTACTACCCGCATATGTTATTAAACTATCAAGACTTTTTATTCTCTCTAATCTATAATTGTCTTCAAATACGGATAATTCTTGTCTAACTATAAATACATCATCATTAATTTTTGGATTACTGATAATATTTTCCTTTTTCATATCCTTAAAATAATTGAAATTTATAAAATCAGGACTGTTGATTCCTAATGGATGATAAACATATGTGGTTATTCCATTTACAATATCATCAATATATTTTATTCCTCCAATATAATATGTAACAGATACACCGGATATTGATGAAGAATAATCAACACCATCATTTGTAAATGAACCATTTCCAATATATTGATTTTCAAAAATATTGCTCGTTGTATATTTACGTAATTCTATCAATCTACTTGTAGAAGTATTACCAGTTACCATAATTGCATCAGAAGACTCATAAGATAATAATTCATCAGAATTAGTATCTGCATCCAAAAAACCAATATCAATTAAATCTGCAGTCAATAAAATTTTAAAATTATATTCTGCGTTGGGGTTTGGAATTATAACATAGCTATTACCAGAAGTCAATCCTGTAGTAGTTGCAATTTTAATTCTTTTTTTTACCAATTCCATAATTACTCAACTTTTCTTTTCAAAAATACTCTAATATCTCTTTCAGGATATTTTATTTCAAACATGGAATCTACTGTAGAATATATTGTATTATTTATTATTTCAATTTCACCAGTATATTTATCCTTAATTTTTTGAGAAATTACATTATTGGAATATTGACCACCCACTTTATTATATACTTTAATGCTAATAATATTTACAACACCATTTGATTCAAGAATTTCCTTTTGAAGTCTTCCTAAGAAAATATCTTGATTCATTTCATAATTATTAACATCAAAATAATTCCTAACAATTGTAATAATGCTATTTGCTATGCTATTATCTGCAATATTTTCTGCATATACTTCTATATCAAAAGCCAAATTAAAAATTTTACCATCTCTTATTTCAATATAATCATTAACCATTCTGTAATTACTCAAATATTCTGCAATATTTTCCTTCAATAAAGAATTGCTTGTGTTTGACAATTTACCATTAGAATCTAATCCAAGAATTGAAATAACTATTTTATTATTCTCTCTAAAAGCATTTGCTTTAAACGGTGAACCATATTTTCCAGGCATTTTATAAACCTGAAATAAATAATCAGCAAGAGTTACATCACGATTTTGAGATGAAAAATTATATTTAATTAGTTGACGTATCTGTTCAACAGATAAGCCATCATTTCCACCAATGGCGGGAATAGGATTTGTTACTTTAAGACTTCTTTCTACGGCTTGATTGTATTTTTGTTGCGGACCGTTAACTCTTAAAACATAATTACCCATACTATTTAATGTTCTTGCACCAATATTCGATGAACTACCACCACCAGTACGATATTTAATAAACAATGTATGATTTGCTTTTAATTTTTCACCAAGTGCAGTATTATTTAAAAAATTTTCAAGAAAACTACGATTGCTAACACCTTCCTTTAAAAATCCACTTTTAAATGCATTAACATCAGCATCACCAGACCCGAATATCAATTTACAATATCCATTAGGAGTATATTCTTTAACAAATTTACGTGTAATATCAATCCACTTACCAACTTTTATACCACTATCTGTTTTTACAGTACTTTTGCTGTTTTCAACAAAAACTCTTTGTTGCGCCAAATAATCAACTTCATAATAATGATTTATTGTACTATGAACATCAGAATCATAAATACCATCCATAGTTGGATTAAAAACTCTTAACGGTGGATTTGTTGCGAAATTGGTGCCTTCTAATAAAATAACACTTTCAATCTCAATAACATCCGGATCTGGTAATGTTATTGTAAAAAATGGAACAACATCTGAAGAATAAATCACTCTTTTATATATATTGCTTGTTCCGTTAATAACAATTTCTCTTTTTGTAACACTATAACTCTGAATAATTCCATTCGAATCAATATTGGGTTCAATTGAACGATTAGGATCACCTAAATTACTTACCGGAGAACTCCAATCAATAATATCCTGAGTTTCAAATATTTTACCACTACCTACCACTTGGGCACCAATTTGTAATTGTGGATAATAGGCAGGATCTGGTCTATCCCCAAGAACTGGAATGTTAACAGTAAAATCAACAACAGTAACAGATGGTCTTCTTGCAGGAATATTAAATCCAAGATTTTTTGCAATATTCAATAACGATGCACGTTGTTGTGCATATTCTAATTGTGTTTCTTGAAATACTCTATCAGTATTTATTGATAAATTATTTGCCACGCCAGCATTTAAATCAATTAACATTGCCCCAATGCTGGAATCTGTAAAATCACTTAGTACTTCTGGATATGCTTGTTTTATTAGTGCAATCAAATCTTGCTTAATTTCACCAAAAGTTCTACTTCCATATCTAATTACATTTGTTGTTGTATTTGTAGCCATATATTAATTAATTAAAAATTTAAACTCAATTCACCTTCTTCACTAAATGCATCTTCGCTATAAATAAATTTAATATCAACATTTAATTGATTTTCTGATACCAAATTTCCTTCTTCATCGGTTAATTTATTAAAACTAACACTTTTTATTTTTAATGCAGGAATATAAAGCGATACCACATTTTTTATTTCTTCTTCAATATCTGTTTCTGTAATATTATCATTAGGTTCAAAAATAAACTTAAGTAAATTAGTCCCAAAATCCGGTTCATAATATCTTTCACCCTTTTGGGTTAATAACAATAATAATAGATCCGAACTAAAAGCATCTTTTGTTACCCTTGTCATTGCAAAATAGGTGTTATTGGTAACATCATCGTTAATGGGAAATTTAATGTTATATGTTAACATTATATATAATTTTTTTATAAATACTAATAAAAAAAAATCCCAACATATTTGTTGGGATACTTTTAATTTTAATATTCATTCCTTTACTTTTCTTTCACTTTTCTCTCAGATTTTTCTTATTCTTCTTTTTGTTTTTGAGCATCATATAAACTTTTAATTGATTCTTTTAGTCGAATTACATTTGCATCACCATACTTTGCAAGTACACCACTATAAGTCATAAAATCCGGTTTTTGAAGCGAAATTGCATCAGTTTCACTAACAACTACACCTGCAAGAGCTTCGTCAAATGCTAATTCCTTCATGTCATCGGGTAATTGATTAAAAATATCTTCATTAACCACAACCGCAAAATTAACACCTTCAGTTAAGGCTTGCACAAGGTCATTGGCTTTAAAAAGTTTTACCGGATCACTTTTTTGTTTATTATTACATAACACTCTAAAAATAACCCATACTGGTATTGATGTTTTTTTTCTTACCTTATTAAAAAGTTCAACAATTTCCTGCGATGGTTCTTCGTATTTTGCCATAAAATACAAAATTCAATAAATTAAATAATTAATCATAAAAAATATAATTTAAAACCATACTTTTGTAAGTTGAATTTTGCTGAAAAACTCTAAAAGATTTTTTACAATCTTCTAAAGAAACTCGATATTTCAATTTCAAGTTTTTTATTTCAAGAAAAAATTCTTTCCAATCTTTATATTTAGTAGCCATTTCCTTCCACTGGTGTTTTACTAATAGATCTGGATAGAATGCTTTCTTGTTTTTCTTTACTCTATATTCAAAGCCTCTTCTTGCAATCTCTATTGAAGCATTTACTGCATCTGTATAGCTATGTTGTAAATTTCCAATGAAACTTGAGTAAGTCGGGTTAACTGAATATAATTTAATTCCATCTACGTTTAATCTCTTATTTAAATTATTGATGAATAATTCTCGCTTCCAAAGATTTTTGTTTTTTCTATTTGATATTTTAGTAGAAGTACTAGAACCTTTAAAACGTAAATCTTCAATAAAAACTGATTTACAATTAAATTGTTTTGCTAAATTAAATATTGATTTACTTATTTCAAATGTTTCAAACTTTAATTTGTTTTGAAAATATTTCATTCTGTCTGAATTTGAACTTAGTTTTTCATTTAAAATTTTGTTAAAAATAGGCTTCAAACTAAATTCTTGAGTATGAATAACATTTCCATTATCTAAAACAGAAATTCCAATAGTATCTGGATTTAAATCAATACCCAAGTATCTGTTTTCATTTAAATTTTTAATATTTTCATTTTTAAATTCTTCAAAACTTATATAGATATATTCTAAATCAAGCCTAATTGAATAAGTATAGCCTTTTTGATTAGATTTAACTTCATTAAGTTGTTGAAGTTTGAACAATTCATTCTTTATATTATTTCTTAAATTTGGCAATTTTAGTTCAATATGTTGGTTCCTATTTAATTTAAAGATGATCTGATTATTTTCGATTATATCTAATTTAAATGAGCGGTTTCCTTGCTTAAGTTCTTCACCTTGAATGTTTATAGGATTTAATCGTTTAAGTTGATATTCTTCTTTAGAAATCTTGTTTTTAAGTCTTTTAATGAAATTCTTTTTTCCTCCAAATATAACTTTTTCGTCTTTAAATTTTGTATGAATAGCTTTAGCATCTTTAATTGCACATTGAATTAACCAACTATTTAAATTATTTATATTACTTAATGATTTAGTTAAATATCTAACTTCTTTTTCTGTTTTATTTTCAAGAAAACGATTATAACTATACCTGACGACAGATGAATATTGTTTAAGTATAGGTGTTAAATCTTCAGATGATTTGTATGGAAGCTTAATTGTTTTCATTTTCCTCTTGTAACACTTTTTTTATAACCAGTAAAAATAAACATTATTAACTATTTTATATTTTAATGAACCTTTCTTACGTCTTTCATATAATGCTTGATTCGATAAACCAAGTATTTTTTAAATTCTTTAGATTTTACCCACATAAAATAATCCTTTTATTATATATATTAAGGAAAATTATTTTTTTTATGATTTTTATATTAAATTATTGTTAATTTTTAATAATTCAATTTTATATAAATTAATTTATTTTAAATCATCAATTTCCTTTATAAAATTTTCTATTTCTAATAACTGCTTTTCTAATTCATTTTTAAATTTCCTTTCAATATCATACAAATGTGACAAAATAGTTACAATTCTATCTTCAAGTTTATATACTTTTGTTACTCTATCATATTCAGCAATAATTTTTGGATCTTTATCATCTAACGTTTGAATGCCGAGATCTGCAAGTCTTTTTTCAACCAATTCATCTTTTTTAGGTATTTTTTCCTTATCAGCAAGTGTTGTTATTTCATTAATTTTTTTGGCAACTTCTGAATTAAAATCACCATTATTAACACTATCTTCTAATTTTTTTAAAAAATCTTTTTCCATAGTAATTAAATTTTTATTAATTCATACCCATTTGTTTCATTTCGATACCTTCGAATTTCCAAACTTCATGAGTATTATTATGTATTATTCTTTTTAAGAATTTTGTTACTCCAAAAGCAACTATTTTTCCATATTCATCTTCAATAAAAACTTCTTTTACATCAATAAGTTCATTAAAAATTTCTGAATTGTCTGAAATTTCTACTGTTTTAAATTTTAATGGTATAAAAAATTCCAATTGCCTATATTCAAACCCAATTTTTTTTACATGTAAT